CGGCAAGCAAGGCTCTGGTCGCAACCTCAAGAAACGCACGATCCCGACTTACGCCGAGGGCCTCGAAGCCGGGCTAGTCCCCGTGCATGAGAACCCGCTCGACGCCATGACCGCCTACGTGGACAACATGAGCCGCTTCCTCGCCGCGCACCAGTTGCGCGAAGAGATGCGGCGCGCAGGGCTGGCCAAGTGGGAGTTCGAGAAGGGCGCGGACCCGAGCCGCATCAAGTTGAACGGCGGGCACACGACCATCGACGCCATGCTCGAACCGGGCAAACCGGGCGTGGCGCCCGAAGACCTGCCCGACCGGAAGCTGCTAGGTCGCCGCATCCTGACCGCTTCGCCCGAGGTGGCCAAGCGGTACAACGCCTTCGTCGATCCGGGCCTTGCAGCCAACCTGCGACGCCAGGGCAAGACGACGCGCGCTGCGCTGGTCACAGGCGCCCTCAAAGCTGGCGGGCTGGTCGGCAACCTGGCACTGACCGGGTCGGGCTTCCATCCGGCGCTGGTGGCGGGCAAAGCGGTGGGCAGCGAACTGGCGATCGGCATCAACCACTTGCTGCGCGGCCGACCGGTCGAAGCGGCCAAGACGCTATGGTATGCGCCAACGGCGCCGATGCGCGCTGCCTACGCGGGCCGCCAGATGGGCAAGCGGTTGCTCGAAGGCGACCACGCCATGACCGAGATCGACACTCTCTGGCGCGACGCGGGCAACCGATTCAACAACGGGTCGGTTTACCGGGCGTCGGTTCGTCCGAACTTCTTGACGTCTGCGCTGCGCGGGACGCTCAAGAGCGACATCAAGAGCGCCCTTCGCGCCACCACGCGAGGCAGTGCCGGGATGCGCGCCGCTGCGGTGGCTGACCTGGTGCCGCGCGCCTTGGAGACGTTCAGCGCCCCGGTGTTCGAGCACTACGTCCCTGCGATCAAGCGCGGCGTGTTCGAACGCGAGATGTCAGCAGAACTGGCCGCCAACCCGAAGTGGTCCGCCGCGGAGAAGCGCGCCGCCGCGCGCCGCATCTCGGACAACATCGACGGGCGCATGGGCGAACTGTCCAGCGACAACTTCTTCTGGTCGCAGACGCGCACCGACGCCTTGCGGCTGGTCTTCCTATCCCCGTCGTGGGTGTACGGCGATGTGCGGCTGGTCCTCGACGCCTTCCGCGACGCACCCAAGAGCATAACCGGGCTGTTCCAGGGCAAGGGCCTCGGGCACGGTACTGCGGCGGTAGTCGGGATCGCCAGTTCGTACTTCCTTATGAACGGCATCGCCAACTACCTCTACACGGGCGAGCGCCCCAAGGGCGAAGACTGGATCGCGTTCCGCACGGGCGCGACGCAGGCTGACGGAAACCCCGAACGCGCAGCCGTGCCGTCGGTGATGAAAGACTTTTTCGGCGCCATGCATGACCCGGTCGGCGAAGCTGAAAACAAACTTCACCCTCTGGCCCGGGCGATCAAAGAAGTCGCCACCAACCAAGACCGGCGCGGGCTGCCCGTGTACCGCCCGACCAACATCGAGGAAGACGATCTTGAGCAGGTCAAGAACGACATTCCCGAAAACCTCAAAGGCTCGCGTGTCGCTGCGGCGCTCAAGCACTTGGGCGGGACGGTCGTGCCTTACGGGTTGCAGCCAAACGCCAATGGCGAAAACAGCAACATCTCGTGGGCCGCGCAGGTCGGGCTGGGCTTGAAGCCAGCCGGCCGGCAGTTTACTGATCCCGAGGGCGACGCAGAGGACGCGAAAAACCGCAGCAAGCGTCTCGTCGGGCAAGAGGCCAGCGCCGAGGCCAAGGCCAAAGCGCGCAAGGAGAAGCCGTAGTGGCACGACTGTTGCTTATCGACAACGCGGGCCTGATGACAGACTTCGCGCTGCGCTGTCAGGAGGCAGGCCACACGGTCAAATGGTTTGTTCGCCCGTCGCGCATGACCCTGAACATCGGCAAGGGGCTGCTCACTGGCCAGAGCGCGCAGGTCAACGACTGGCGCGAATGGGCCAAGTGGGCAGACCTTATCATGCTGCCCGACAACGTGCGCTACCTGCAAGACCTAGAGCCGTACCGCAAGATGGGCATCCCGATCGTCTCCGCATCGCCAGAGACGGCTGCGTGGGAGACTGACCGCCAGATCGGTCAGAACCTGATGAAGAAGCGCAAGCTGCCTGTGCCAGACTTCAAGCAGTTCTCCGATTATGATTCGGCCATCGCCTACGTGAAGCGCGAGGGCCGCGCCTTCGTGTGCAAGCCCTGCGGAGACGAAGAGGACAAGAGCCTGTCCTATGTCGGCAAGTCCCCTGCCGACTTGGTGTTCATGCTCGAACGCTGGAAGAAGCAGAGCAGACATAAAGACGCCTTCATCCTGCAAGAGCGGGTCAAAGGCGTCGAGATGGCCGTGGGCGGTTGGTTCGGCCCGGGCGGGTTCATCACCGGCTGGCATGAGAATTGGGAAGAGAAGAAGCTGATGGCCGGCGATACTGGCCCGGCCACTGGCGAAATGGGCACTGTGCTCCGCGCCGTGCGCAAGTCGAAGCTGGCAGACAAGGTCTTGGCGCCGTTCGAGGAAGACCTGCACCGCGCGGATTATGTCGGCTACGTTGACGTGAACTGCATCATCGACGAAGATGGCACGCCGTGGCCCTTGGAGTTCACCATGCGGCCCGGCTGGCCGACGTTCAACATTCAAATGGGGATGCTGGCCGAAGGAAAGGACCCGGCAGAGTGGTTGATCGATCTATCGGAAGGGCGAGACGCGAAGCCCTTCGTGCTCGACACCTTGGCCGTGGGGGTGGTGATGGCGATGCCGGACTTCCCGTACAGCCAGAACACGCGCAAGGACTGCATGGGCATTCCGATCTACGGGATCAAGCCGTCGATGAAAAAGCACCTGCACCCCTGCGAACTGCAACAGGGCAAGGCGCCGCACGACGTGAACGGGAAGGTGGTGGAACTGCCATGTCTGGTGACAGCCGGAGACTATCTGCTGGTGGCGAGCGGGCTAGGGCAAACAGTGCGCGAAGCGCGCGGAAGGGCCTATCGAGTGATCGAGGGGCTGGAAGTGCCGAACAGCCCGTTCTGGCGGCCAGACATCGGCCAGCGGCTCAAGAAGCAACTCCCGACGATTCAATCCCTGGGCTACGCGACGGGCTTGCAATTCTAGCCGGCGAAAAGCCCGAAGCGTTTGACCTGCTGCTCGGCTTGGCGCTGGCCCATGCCAAGGAAGTCCTGGAGATGGGCCTCGACCCGATGGACAAGAACTTCCCGAAGCTGCTGTCCACCAAGACATCGATCATGTCGTCAGTGCTGACGGCCACGACGCGGGTCAACGACGGCGCGCTGCGGCGGAAAAACAACGACAGGATCGGCCAGCTTCTCGAAGAGATGAACCGGCCCGACCCTGTCGCTGCGGAGTTATTTTCCTGACAGCCGGACCTTGCGACGAGCGTATATGACGATCTCGACGTCGTCAGAAGGCGCCGGCCAGACAGCAAAAAACACAGGGATGCCGCGCAAATCACCTTGGGCCGCCATCTCGGCCATTTCCCTGGGCGAAACTCGGGTCATTTCGTATTCGGTCATTTCAGCCTGTCCTCGACCAGTTTGGCGTATCCCTGAATGTCGTGCCAGTTGTCGACATAGTTGGGATCGCCGTTCAGGATGCGCGCGATCTTGTCTACGATGACGCGCAGCGCCTGGCGCTGGAACGGCTGCATCACGCCCCAGCTTGTGTTGAACTTGCCCGCAGGCGTGTCCCCGGCGAGGATGCCATGCAGCGCCTCTGCGATCTTTGCGTGGTCAGTGAAGTCCCCGTAGCGGTTGCCGCGCTCTGCCAGCGTGGCGTCGACTTTGGTGCCCGCGGTGTTTTCCGCAGCGGGCGAAGCGACCGCCCCCCGCAGCCTGCTCGCCGCTTCCTCCGCATATTCCCGTTCACAAGTCCGGCACCCCGGCCCGGGGGAGCGGTGTTTGTAACAGTCATACATGCCCTATTCCTCCTTCACTTGGTCGTTGATAAACTGCTCGTCGTTGGCGCCTCGGATCACGCGCACCCGGCCCGCCGCAGCAGCGAAGTCCATGCACTTGTTGAACGCCTTGGACCTGTTGCCCCGGTCAGAGATATGCGCCAGTTCGCCAAAGGCCGTCTGCACCGAAGCGCGCTTCACTGGCTGGCCCTTGGGAACGTCGTCGTTGACCCGCGCTGTCTCGATCGCTGCCTCGAAGGCGTCGAACTTCGGCGGGACCTTGCCTGTGATGATGCGAGGCTCGGACCCCATCGACACTTCGCAGGTCGTCCGCGCTCGGCCGCGCCGGTCGAAGCCAACAGTGATCGAGGTAAGGGTGAAGCTGCCCCAAGCCCCTGTGCGACCTTCGCGCGCCTTGGTGCATTCGAGATACCGAATCTCCTGACCTTTCTCGCGCGCCACTTCGAGCACGACGTCAAAGCCCGCGTGCAGCGCCCCGCCGCCACGCGCTCCGGTTCCGTTCTTGGGCGGGTGGTGGATGACCAGCACCAGGCAATTGAACCTCAGCGCCAAGGCTTCCAGCGCTTTGACCGCCGCGCCGCACTCACTGTTGTTGTTCTCGTCCTGCAACAGCCCGGCAGAGGTCAGCGTGTCGAGCACGATCAGCCCGAGCCGGGCGCCGTGCTTCTCCCTCATCCAGTCCCGCTCGGCTTCGATGTCCGTCACCAGCAGTTTGACGTTGGCCTTGTCGCCCAACTGCCCAACCGGAATGGTAGAGATTGGCAGCTTGCCGAGGGCCTTCATGCGCGCAGGGATGCCTGACAAACCTTCGGCGGCCAGTACAACTGCGCCGCACTTGTCGTCTGGCTCGACGCCGAAGAACTTGTCCCCTGTCGCCAAACACCGGGCCAGTTCGTAGGCGAGGAACGTCTTGCCTGCGTTCGGGGGTGCCACCAACATACCCGTCCCGACTTGGGGTAGGCGCTCGAACAGCAGCCACTCTTGGTCGAAGTCGATGTCGTCGCCCGCACGGATCGCCTTGCGGCGCTGGCGCGGGCGGTATTCAGGCTCGGGTATCTCGACGCCTGCGAACATAACCTCTGGCGTGGCTGACCCCGGGGGGTTCTGACCATGAGTGTATGCCGAGGCGACCTTTACTTCCAGTTCCTCGTATTCCCAAGGCGGCGAGCACCGATCGTTGTAGTGCTCAAGTATGAGGTCCAGGGCTATGGGTTCGCTGACGCCAAGGTCTTTCGCACGACACGCGACGAGGTATGTCTGGTCGTCTCCGCGCTCGCCTTCGACCGCTGGCGGCGCGAAGTGAAGCAGGTACTCGATCACGCGCTGCACGTTCGCCTCGGTGTCCAGTTCGGCGACGGCAACGCGCGGGTCTTTGGCCGGGTCGCGCGGCTGGCCGCAGATCGCCACCAGTTCAGGCGGAGCGGGCAGCAGCGGCAGGTCCTTGGCGATTATGTATTCACCGCTCGGCAGCTTTGAGCCTGGCGCTATGACATAGCCCTTGCCGCTGGCGCGCACGTCAAGCCCTTGGCCGATGGCACGCTGGCTGACTAGCCCTGCGTGGGCGTAGTAGTGGTGCAGGCCGTCGTTCGGCGTTGCGACCGTGTAAGTCGCCTCGTCGATCCCGAGTAACTCGAACTCAAGCGCGCCCGGCTTGTCGTTCTTGTTATCCTCGTCGACGATAATCATGCCGTCTGCGACGGCACCGATGTTTGCGTCTGGCGTCTGCACCCACAGTGCGCGGATCGCCGCCTCGTCCTGCGTTGCGTCTCGCTTCCAGCGAAAACCCCGCATGGGGTCCTTGGTCAGCGGCTGGCACGGGAACACCCGGAAGCCACGACGCGCCGCTGCCAAGGCATGATCGACCATCATCCCCTGTGCAGCCGGTACGTGTGGACTTCTGGCCCGGGCACCACCATGCAATCCGTGCTGCGCCTGTTGAACTGCATCACCAGCGACCCGAGGTTCCTCATGCACTTCGTTGCGCTCCCGCCAAAGTATTGCCTGCCGCGCACGGCTTCGTAGATGTCGAAGACGTGCGCGTGGCCTTCGGCGTCGAGCAGGTCGTAGAGGCGCTGGTGGGCGCGCGGGCGGGGTTTAATCAGCATAGAAAGTCCCTTCGGCTTCCGAGTCTTGCTCTGGCTCGTCCTCTTCGACTTCGAGGTCAGGGTCGCCGTCGATGGCGTCGAGCAGGTCGATCAACGCCTCTATGCACCGTTCGACGGCGCGACGGGTCCTACTTGACATAGCGACGATCCTTCCAAGCACTCACCGCCACGGGCAGACCTCCTGCCCATGTCGGTACGATTGACATAAGTTCTGCCAGTTCCTCGGGGCTTCCAAACCCTTCGGGCACTTCGCAGATGTTTTCGTCGTGGACGGTCAGCACCAGCAGGTATCCCGCGTCCTCCAACCTGAACATGCCTTCGGCCAGAATGTCGCGCGCGATGGCCTGACAACAGTTTTCAATTTGCAAACCGCCGTATAGGCTGTTCTTCTGCCACTTCTTCGTCGTCGAGTTCTGGCCGTAGAAGGCCACGCGCTCTTTGATCCAACCCGATCCCCGGCATTGCAAGCACTCGTCGAAGAGGGCTCTTTCCTCGGGTGTGAAGGTCAAGACTTGGCCGGTCCCGCCGCAGTGTTTGCATGGCCCGCTCTCGATATGCGGCGCGACGTAGGGCATCGGCCTGCCGCTCGGCAGGCGGCACCACAAGATGTTGCGCGCCACCATGTAGGTCAGTTTGCCGTTCAGGCACGGCACTTTCATGCCGGGGTTTTTCACCGCCGCAATAGCCGCGTCCTGCACGACGTACCAACTTTTGACGATCATCGGGTTCTTGGCCCGCCATAGCCGCACCGTGTCAAGCGCCGTTTCGTCGGCAATGTGTACGCCGTAAACCCCAGCCATATTTTGAAAGGCGCGCAGTGCTCCCTGATACCCGCAGGCGAGTTCAGGAACCTTGCCTGGGCATAGCCTTTCCAGTTTCGTGACTTGGTCGTGAGGCTTCCCAAGGATCGCGCCAGCCATCACGTTGTAGGGATCGGGGCCAACACCGGCGTCAAAGTCTGCGAACGCCTCGACCTTCCAGTCTTCGCCCGCCAGCCATGCGTTCACCCGGCCTTCGATGTTCGAGTAGTCCCCACCGATCAGTTCGTGGCCCGGCTTAGCGATCAGCATTGACCGCAGCGCCTTGGAGAGAATGTCCAGCGGGTTCTCGAAGTTCAACTGGCACACCGCGAACGCTTCGTCTGCGTCGTAGGCCGCAAGGATCGCGTGCAGGTCTTCGACGTCTGGCCCGGCGTCACCGATGCGTGGGAGGTTCTGCGGCTGAATCAGGCGGCCGGCCCACCTGCCCGTGCTGGCCCCGTGAAAGTTCAGCGTGCCGCGCACCCTGCCGTCTTTGCAGACTGACCGCTGCATGGCGCGGTACTTGGCCACAGAGGACTTGGCGCTGGCCCTGCGCAGTTCGATGACCTGGCGGGCCAGCGGATCGTCAAACAGGTCCGCGCGCACCAGCAGTTCGTCCTGCTCGCCTTTGGCGATCGACGAGGCGGGGATGCCGCGATCGTTCAGCCATTTGACGATCTTCGCCGTTTCCGTCGTGCGCTGTACCGCGCCGTCTGTCAGTTCGTAAATCTGCTCTGACGCTGCGAGCGCCGCACGCTCTGCCACTGCCAGGGCCTTGTCGACCATTGGCATGTCAAGCTGCACGCCGCGCGCGTTGATCTTCTGGTCGAGCACCCACAGGCGCTTCTCGCTGGGGGAAAGCTGTGGCACCGCGGCGTCGATGGCGCACTCTGCCAAGACGTCTTGCGCGCAGTATGCAGACAGGCGCTCAAGCTGTTCTGGCGTTTCGTGCCAGGTGATCGGGTCGTGCGTCTTGGGCCGACACATTTTCATCATCAGGCGGTGGCCCTCGACGTCTTTCTGAGTTTTAAGGCCGAGCGCCTTGCCCGCCTGTTCCAGCGACTGCGGCAGGGACAGCGACGCGCAGCGCGCCATCGTACAGTCTGTCTGCTCGACGGTGATCTCTGGCCAGCCGTAGCCCGCGATGCG